GTTGGCTGAGTACCTTCGAGTGCTCTAGCCGCTGCGATAAGGCGTTTTGACGCCTCAATGTTGCCAGCGGCATGTGCGGCTCTCGCTCCACGTTTGTAGTCTTCAATGGTATATTCAGCCATCTCTTACCTCTAATTATTGATGTAGGCCAAGTCGTCGTCAGACAGTCCTGATGCTGTAGAACCTGTAGGCCTCTGCGTAAGCGGTACTGTACCACCTTGAGACAGGCGTTGTTGTACGCGCTGTAGGGCTTCCATGCGGTCTAGTATCCACTGTTCCCAAATTGCTTCATCTTGAAGGTTGCTTGGGGCTGGTGCCAAGAACAACTTCATCTCAGCGTTAGAGATAGCACCCTTAGTTTCGGCAACACGTAGAAGAGCATCGTCAACTTTGACGCGCTGTAAGATAAGGCGTCTTGCGGCGTCTTCGTCACCAGTGAAGTTATCTACTAGAGACTTTGCGATACCACCGATACCAGTTAGGTTACCACCTGCTGAACGGCTTTCACGGATTGCTGTAAGTGCGTCTTGATAGTTAGACATCGCTGCGTTTGTAGCAGTGAGTGCTTCACCGTCTTTCTTACTGCGTTTACCGCCACCTTTGGCACGTAGTTTAGCCATCTCAAGCTGACGCTTCTGTTCCGCTTCAGCCATCTTACGTTCTTGCTCACGGTTTGCGTCTTGGATACGTCCGTACTCTGTTGTTGCTGCGCCGATACCATCGCCTTTCAGCGCACCTGAGTACATTGCGCCACCAATGCGGATCAATGCCTCGTTACGGTCAATCAGCATCTGTGGCATCATAGAGCCACGTGCGTTGCTTGTCTTAGGACCAGATGAACTTGTGATACTACCTGCACTTAGTGCGCCTGTAGAACGCGCTTGCGCACCAGACTTCAACACAGGTTCGGATTCCGTGGTAGTTGGGGCTGCTGGTTGCGTTGTGTCTACTAGGACAGGCTGAGGCAGAGGTGCCATAGTCGGGTCGCTGTAGTCAACGTCAGGCACGACACGCGGGGCCAACACAGGGGCTGCGGGTTGCGCTGGGTCTACGACTGGCGGTGCAACTGGATCAGGAATGTTTGCCTGAAGTAATCCTGCGGCCTGTACGTTACCTGCGTCCGCAAGTTCACGTAGTTTCTCTTTTGACAGAGTGCCTAAGTATGCATCGCTGCGCATAGGGTCTTGCATGATGGGACCGACAGGCTCGACGCCACGGTTCATATCACCAGATAACACAGGGTTTGTGTTCAGGTTGTTGCCAGCGTTGATAAAGTCTTGGACACTGTAGTCTTCGTAGCCTGTTGGTACTGGTGCAGCCGCTGGTGCTTCCTCGGGTGGGAAATACGGATTCGGCTGTACATTTAAGACAGGATTTTGCTGACTTGGGTTTGTCTCTGGAGAAATCTCATTCGGCTTAATGTCCAACATAGGACTAGGTGTGCCTACAGAGCCATATAGACGTGCAATGTTGTCTTTTGCGTCCTGAGGCATCTGGTTATACAACTCTTCAGTCATATAGCCGCCAAACGCCTCTCGGAACTTAGGGTTTTGACTAATTACTTCCCACATTAGTTGAATCCTCCAAGACCAGAGCCGCCAAATAGTGGGTTAAAGATTTTGCTGTTGCCGATAGCACTGCTAATCTGGTCGCCATATTGTTGCTGGAAGCCAAAGCCTTGCATTGCACCACCCATTGCCGCTTGGTACGGGTCGGTACGGTTTACTGCCACGTTTGACGGTGAGTTTGGTGCTTTACCAAGGATGCCAGACTGGTAGTTCATGCGTTGGCGCATCTCAAAGTCACGCGCGTCTTCAAAACGCTGACGGTCATCATTCAAACGTGCCTGATCGTAGCCTTGAAGTGCATTACCTGCGTTCATACCGAAGTTTGCACCCTCACCTAGCGTGTTTAGGCCAGTGTTATAGGCACTCATGACCTGCTGGTTGGCGTTACCCGCAGAATTTAAGGCTGAACCTTGGTCTATGAACTGCTGAGACTGCTGTGCGAGGCTGCGGTCAATCAGGCGGTCCTGAATACCAGCGGCGACATCAGCGCGGCGGTCATCGTAAGCACGTCTTGCAACGGCATCTGCGACACCTGCACGGCTAGAGTTCATGTTACCAGTGCCTGAGGCGTTCATATTGATGCCTGTGAGCGTGTTTTCCTCTAGGTTGCGGCGGTCATCACGCATTGCAGCGTCAACAAGGGAAGAGCCGTTGTTTGCTGCGTAGCCCATCGCTGCTGCTAGGCGGTCACGCTTGGCATCTTCAGATAAACCTTGGAACTGACTGTACAGATTGTTGGCATTGCCACCAAATTGGTTGTTTTGGCCCATCATAGTGTTGCCAGCGGCAATCATGTTGCCACCAATGTTGCCCATAGCGTTGGCTGTGCCAGTCTGGAATGCGTTTGGACCAGCGTAAGTGTCGTTAGTGTAGACTCCTGTGTCTAAAACACCGCCAAGTGCCGCTTGTGAGCCTTCTAAGTTAGCGTCTACATAGGGTTCGTACTGGTTGAAACCAGCCATTTGTGCTTCTGTTGCACGATCTTGTGCTTTGGCTTGCTTGTTGGCACCCATTAGGCCCATTGCGCCGCCGATTATTGCGCCCCACATGTTAAATTCCTTTTGATTTTTTGCTTACACGGCTACCCAAGACGTGCCGTTGTACACGACAAGACCAGTGAAGCCGTTGCCAAGTGGGTTCCAAGGAGAAACCGCGTACCTAATCATGCCCTTACGGACACCGTCAGGTTCTTTTTCTGCAACTTGCACAGAAGCGTCCGATAGAGACCTTATGACAGTCTCCAGTTCGCGTAGTTCCTCTTGGAGATATGGACCCAAGTTGTCTGCTTCTAGTCGTGGTATCTGGCGTCGAACATAACGCGACACCAGTAGGTTAATTTTGTCTGAAAGAGCCATATGGTTCACCTGCGACCAGTGACCATCACCTCCACGTCCATACCTGAAAAGGCAAAGTCCTTGAGTGAGTCACTCGTCAATTTGTATGATAGGTAACGACCAGAGATACGTGTATCGACCTTGTAGTCGCTCAGTGCATCAAAGGTGTTAGGAGACCCATAGTTCGGGTCAGACGTTGGGATTGCTGAAGCACCAAAGGTGAAGTTAAAGGCACCATCAGGGTTCGGGGTAGAAACCTGTGGTATAACTTTTGTTATAACCTTGTAGCCTGTCAGTGGTATCCCTTGTTCGTCTAGGTCAATCCCTTGTCGCTCTAGGAACACAGGTTGTGAGATACTGTTGTCAATCTCGGCTGCTAGGGAACCTTCGTCCACCAAGTCTACTCCGTATAGACGCCTCTCAATAACACCACCGCCTACGTCAGAAACCAACAGTATGTGGCGTCCGAATTGTGACTCTTGGTCATGGTAAGACCCACCAACTGTAGCATACGTCTGGTTCACGGTTGCGTAGGTCAACACAGTGTTTACGTTGGCTACGGCACCAGAGACTACGTTAGGGGTGTCTTGGAATGTCCAGAGGTCTTCTTTGTAGTTGTAGACTGCTGCACGGTTACAGGCGTCACCATCCGTATACACAGCCATGTCGTCACCAGTGTGGTAGCAGAAGTATATCTCTTCTAGGTCACTGTTGTGCATGACGAAGCATCGGTCTGACTTAGAGAGGTCGATGCCGCTATAGATGAAGTTACGTACACGACCGTCACAGATGGATTGGCGTGTGTTGCCGTCAGTAACGTAGATGTCGTCTTGGTCAAACACGTAGTGCTTGCCTTCGACCTCAGCGATACAGTTCTTGTTGATTACTCCAGCGTCATCAAAGATTTTGCGGAAGTTGAAGATGAACGTGCCGCCTACGAACTCTACAAGCCACACTTGGTCTGAAGAGTACACAAGGAAGTTGGAGCCTAGAGTTGCACCGTCGATAATCGGGGTTTTCATCTGCACGATGTCGTTGAAACCAGCAGATGCCGTGAGGTCCGTTTCGTCCCATGTGGAAGGCACAGAGTTTGCCAATGCAGGGTCAGAGAAACGCACACGGTTAGGATAGGTCACACCATTCTCTACAGTGCCTAACGCCAACAAGAAGTCACCGTAGGAACGTAGAGAGTTCGTCAGGTAACCCGAGGGCCAGTTGGGAAGCGTAGTGAAGTTGGTGCCGCCAGATGCCCTATGTAGGGGCGCAGTGTCTGACCTGTTGATGTAGGTTACATCGGCAAGTGTGGTTGCTGTAAGTTCTGTAGAGGGTGACTGTATGGAACCAGTGTAGACTGAGGTAAATGCGCCATTGGAGAACTCTCGTATCGTAAGGGTATCATCCACCACCAACACAGTATCATAACCAGAGGGTGACGTGAGACCATAAGAAAACATTGGCGTCCAAGAGACTGCATCGGATACCTTTCGGTAGATAGGTCCAGCAGTCACTTTACCTTCGTTAAATCTCACGTTCTTGGCACGTGTGAATCCGCTAAGAGGCAAGTTGTAGGGGTCTACGTCTGTCACCACACCCACAGACCCTAAGCCTCGGATAGGTAAGTTAGCCATGTTCTTTAGTGTCTTTCGCTAATAGTTAGAGACAGGAGGGCTTTGTGGGCCACAAGATAGTATGAGGGAACCCTGATTGCTGCGGGACATCAAGCAACGCTGTGCGGTATGCAGAGACGTCAGCTTGCTCTTGTTCGCTTAGGTCACCCCAGCGCAGTGGGTTACTGACGACAGGGTCTACTTCGTTGCGCAACTTTACATAACGCTCGTCTCTGACGAATGCACCAACACGTACATCATGGTCTGCCTGAGAGAATGGCGCAAAGTCTGAACCTATGAGAGACAACAAGGCTGCGTTATCTACGGTCATGTCGGTGTCCCAAGGCGTCAGTGAGTAGGGTATCCATCCGTATTCTGGGTGGTTAATCTCTAGGTCAAACTGAGTGTTCTCAGCGTTCATCGCTTGGGCATTACGTACTTCGGTAATTTCTATAGGCATATTAGGAAATCCTTAGATAGACTGTAGGGGCCGCATCGCCTGTGTAACCCATGCGTCTCCAAGTTCCTGAGGAAGAAACTGCGGGGCCAGTAGTCCACTCTGAGTTGGTGAAGTAGTTAGATGAGCCAGTTACTGTAGCACCAGCGGTACCACCTGAGGCTTTCAAGAGGGCATAACTACCAACAGTATCAGCACCTAGACCCGCAGTCGCAGAGCCAACCTGTGATGTCGTAGGTGCAGGGGCTGACGTAATGTAGCCAGCACCGTTGGTTAGCTGGTTGTTGTTTGTGATTGCCTGAGGGAAACCTGAGATGCTGAGGCTGCTTAGGCCATACCGTTGCAGGGTCAGGGTGGTGCCGCTGAATGAACCACCGTTGACATAGTAGTTAGTGTCGGTGGCACCAGCGGGTAACGCAGTGAAGCTGAAGTTACCTGAGCCGTCTGTAGACAACACCATACCACTGGAGCCATCAGAAATGCCTAGGTCTGTTAGTGTGCTAGGGATTGCTGTGGTGTTGTTTAGGTTGGCGACTGAAGCAGTCACTGCGCCATCTAGGTTCGGGAAGGTATTCTTTAAGACTGTCTTTATGAGACGAATGTGGTCGTCCGCTTGCGCTAGACCGTCAGTTGCTGCTGGGTTTGCTATGTTCAAACCGTCAACGTAAGTCGAAGTTTCTAAGCCCATGTCGGACGTTCCTCTTTTGGTGGCTTTAAGGGGTATTAGTTGCTGGGGTGGACCTCTCGTTGCGAAGGTCGGACAACAACAACAACAACAAGAACCTTTAGCCTACTTTTTGAAATTGAGTTGATTCTGGGGGTAGCGGGGGTCTCTTTTTGACTAGGGAACCTAAGTTTTCTCTGAGTCCTCTTGCTAACCTACTGTTTTCTATGGGTTTCTATGGTAGGGGATATAGTATCCCCCGAGGGGGCGGGGGTATCAGTGGTCAACTGCGGTGACATTAGCCTTGAGATTTTTATCTGGCTGAGAGCCTTGGCTTTTCGACACGGATTGGGAAGCAACCTCAGTCAACACCAGATACACAAGCAAACACGAGACCAGCAGTCCCATCAGCATCACCAAAGCCCTGACTTCAGACGCCACGGTGACACCATCCACAGTCACGATGGGCCGCCTCGTGTATCGTACCCTTGTTGATGCCCATGTCTTTCAACTGGTCGTCACTGTGCAGCCTTAGCTGACTAACAGCACGTTTGGCCCTGCAATGGTATTCGTAAGCCGCTAAGAGCAACACCAAACCTTCCAGTGTTCTTATAGTCTTCCTGAGTATCGTCAGCATCCTCTACCTTACCTCACTACCTATAGTGGGCGTGGGACCACCTAAGAGACTTAAGGTCGCCTTTACAGCGTCCTTGTTTTGTCGGGAGTCTCTGGGGTCTACCACACCAGACCGAGACCACTTTAGTTACTTCAGTATCTATAGTGTCTCAGGTCATCTCATTCTTGTGTTTATGCGGAGGTGGGAGTTCTTGTCGCTTCAGTCACTCTAGTCTCTCTAGTGTCCTTCGGCGGCGGTAGTGTCCGCTTCCTCTCTATAGGGGGACAGAAGTACTTTTAGGTGCATAGTGTGTAACAAAATGTTTGACAGGGGATTCCCGATGTGAGCATATGATTCTTACGGAGGCTGTCGGGGCTTCTGCGATATTGGTGGCTCATAGGTTCGAGGGGACTGTAACTCCCTCGCGGAGACGCACGCTAGGTTCGATTCCTAGGTCGCCCACCACATCAAAGGACATCCCGATAGAGACCTCCGCAACCAAACGGAGACTATCAGATGACTAACCCTATTACATCAGACTTCCAACTAGACGAACTGTGCAAAGAGTATGCACAAGACATCTTTGGCAACGCCAAGTCTTATGACTCTGCGAATTGGCTAAAGTATGCAAAAGATAACTCACACGACTTGTGCCATGAGTGGGCAGATGGTTGCTTCTATGTGATCTACCACTACCACGCACTGCAAATCTGCGCCAACTGCAACACTGACCAAGGTGAACAGTTCGTTGAGGACTTAGGCACAGCTTACACTAGCGTAAACGAACTAGCGACAGCAGTTGCATACGGTGAAATCTATCAGCGCACACTTTTCCACCTAGGGCGTGAGATTGAGTTTCTTGAAGACTTGTTCGAAGCGGCGGAGGTGTAATCATGGGTTGCGCAACATATTACACACTATTCGTATTCGATAAGACCGCCGACAAGTGGGTGGATGTCTTCGGGGCAACCACTCGCAAAGAGTGTACCGAAGAGGCCCAAGCATACTTCGGTGAGCGTAAGCGTATCATGAAGAACGATGGCACTCACGTAGGTCTAATGAAGAACTACGCGGAACTTGGGCAGCGTGTGCAAGACCTGCACCCACACGAGAAAGACCTCGTAATCTTTCAGGCGACACAGTTCCCACATGAGGGTGACACCTACCTCTACCACATCCTCGCCCACTTCAACGGTCAGTTC